ACAGCGGACAATGCTGAGGTTACGGCGGATCAAACCAACGTGACGGCTGATGGATGGTCGGAGAATTGTTATGGCTCTCAAAGTCTGACAGGCACATTCCAGTGCGCGCTTCCGTACATCGGAGACAACGGTCAGACGTTCATTCTGATGCTGATCAGTGGTAAAGTGTGGCTTTACGACTGCCTTCAAAATAACGCCCAGAATTTGACGGTTTCTCCGAATCTTGAGAATCCTTCCAACCTGCTTGATGGATGGATGGTTCAAGCGGAGAACTTTGTCGTCATTCAAGATGGATTCAGCAGGCCATTGATTTTCAACGGAACAAATCTGCGCCGCGCAACCGACGACGAAATAAAGACCGGGAAGATGATGGCCTACGTCAATGGCCGCATCTGGTACGCGCTTCCTGATGGGTTTTCATTTCGAGCGACTGACATCGTTTATGGGGATGGAACGCGAGCGAGTGTTCTCAAGGAAACCGAGAACACCTTCCTTAATGAGGGCGGAGACTTCGCGGTTCCGTCGGATTCAGGGGGCATCACGGCAATGGCCGTCCCTGGCAATCCAGACACGTCGCTTGGGCAAGGACCGCTTCTTATCTTCACCCCGAGATACGTCTTCAGTGTCCAAGCTCCCGTAGATCGTGACACTTGGAAGAATCTGAACTACCCGATTCAAGCCATCAGCTTGCTGACAAGCGGTGCGCTTGGTTCTCGGTCGGCCATCACCGTCAATGGCGATGTGTTCTACCGTTCTGTCGATGGAATCCGATCATTCATCATCGCTCGTCGCTCATTTAGTGACTGGGGAAATACCCCAATCAGCGGCGAGATGATGCCCATTGTTGAAAACGACCAGACGAATTTGCTGTGGGCCAGCTCTGCGGTCGTGTTCGATAATCGATTGCTGATGACAAGTCAGCCTCGGTACAACGCTCAGGGCGTCATTCACAAAGCGTTGGCGGTTCTTGATTTTGATCTGATTACGTCGATGCGGCAAAAGTTTCCGCCTGCTTGGTCTGGAATCTGGACCGGATTGGATGTGTTGCAGATTCTGAAGACTGAGAACGCTTACGGAGACGCTTGTTTCGCAATCGCTCGCGGATCGGATGGTTCAATTCAGATTTGGGAAATCACCAAGTCCAACAAGTTCGATTCAAACCTGTCCGATCCTAAAAAGGAAATTGAGTGGCAGGTGCAGACTCGCGCTTACAATTTCGAACTTCCGTTTGGATTGAAGAAGCTCGATTCGGGCGACATTTTCATCGACTCGCTAAGCGGTTCGGCGGCGTTCTATGTCCAATATCGTCCCGACCAATATCCCGGCTGGATTGAATGGGCTGACTGGACTGAGTGCGCAATTGTCGATCAGTGTCTGACTGGGCTGTGTCCTCTGACAAACTTTCAGCCGCAATACCGTCCGAAGATGCGGCTTCCAACCCCTGGCGACATCGCGTGTAACGAGTCCATCAGTACACCGGCTCGAAACTTGTACGAGGTTCAGCTTAGCATTGCCGTTTCGGGCTATTGCAGAATCAAGAGCATCCGCGTTCACGCTTACGACGTTCAGGAATCTCCTGTTGGAGAATGTCGGACATATCAGGGATGCAAAGTTCTTGGAGGCTGCGACATAGATCCTTTCACCTACACATCGGAATAGCATGCCAAACTTAACCCTCATCACGCTTACCGCTCCAAACCTTCCGTTGACGTACTGCCCGTCCAACTACCAGCAGTTGGCCAACGACATCATCAGCGGCACTCAGGCGACGTTCAACAGCGCGATTGGAAACTCGTTTTTCAACTTTGGTTCGACGACTCCTGCGCTGAACAATCAGGTTTATCCGTGGTTGGATGAGAATGGGGATTGGTGGGTGTTCAACGGCGGATATTGGGCGCGCCAAAATCCGGTTGCGGCTGGAAGTTCTGAGCGTCGTATTTTTGTTGGAACAAGCACTGATGTGCTGTCGTACGATGGCGGAGATGGAACTGTTTACTCTGGCAATCCTTACGCCGGTTCGATGTGGCAACTTGACAACGCGTTTGACGCTCGATTTCCGGTCGGTGTTGGGGCTTTTGCCGCAAGCGGCGCTGTTTCTGTTCAAGGAACTACCACCACAACTTCTGTTGTCGGCGAGGACAAGCACACGCTGACAGTTCCTGAGATGCCTGCCCACGCTCACAACTTCTTCCCGCTTGTAACTGCGGATGCAAATAACGGCGGAGCAAATGGTGTTCAGTATGGAACTACAGCGAATGTAGCCACCTCATCCACTGGAGGTGATGCGGCCCATAACAACCTGCCGCCGTTTTACGGTGTTTACTTTATCAAGCGAACTGGCCGAGTCTATTACACCAAATGAAGCTAATCGTTCAGGACATTCGCTCCACAATCGCCCGTGTCATCGGAGTATGTGTCGATGATGCGCGCGTTTATGATTACATCAATCAAGCGTGTCGAAGGCTTCTACACAAGGGTCTGTGGGCTGGATCGTACGGTCGATTCACGGTTACGACCGTTGATGGGTGTATTACTTGGCCGCGAGCGATTGAAACCATTGAGGCTGTCGCCGACTGCTGCGGAACCGGATCGGTAAGAAACCAATGGTATGAATTTCAAGAAACTGGATTTGGACTTCTTGGAAAATGCAACCCGTGCGCCGGAAACCAGCTTGTTGATCGTGGCACTGTTGTTTCTTACCGTGATTTGTCTGGCGGCAATAACAGCTACATTCGAGTTTACCCTGGCGACGCTTCAGATGTCGGCAAAACAATCACGCTCCAAGGATACGACGCAAACGGTCAATGGATTCGCACTCAATCCGGTGGAACATGGATTGACGGCGAAAAGCTGACGCTTGCTCTCCCTTACGTTCAGTCTTCCAAGAAATTTACCGCACTGACTGGCGTCATCAGGGAGGCAACAAATACCGCATCGCGGCTTTACGAGTACAATCAGGCAGTTTTTGCCGAGATTGATCTGGCAGTTTACGACCCTGATGAAACTTTGCCGCAGTATCGTCGTAGCCTGTGGACTGGTCGAAACAGCGATTGCTGCACTCAGACCGTCACGGTTATTGGCAAGATGCGCCATATCAACGCGACGAGCGTCAATGACTACCTTATTCCTCCGTGCGCTGATGCCATCAAGCTGATGGTCATGGCGATTCGAAAGGAAGAGAACGATTTGATTCAGGAAGCAGTGGCCTACGAAGCCAAAGCGGTTCAAGCTGTGCAGGAGCAGACGATGCAGTATCTGGGCGACGCTGTCGCAACGATACGCATGGTCGGTGTAGGATTGAATGGCGGTGGATTCTCGCAATGGTTCTGAACCAAAAGGATAATTTATGGCAATAGGACTTGTAGGTTCAATTTTGGGTGGAGCAGGAATTTCCGCAGCGGGAAGCCTGCTTGGTGGGCTTTTTGGCGGAAAGAAGCCAAAGGTTCCAGAATTGAAGCCGATTGATTTTGCTGGAGAACAGCAAAAGGCGATTCAGCAGAATATCGCATCGCTTGAGCCTGCAACTGAGTTGGCCACCAAGACGACCGCCGCTGAGCAGTCTCAGCTTGAGGCGCAGCTTCGTCGCGCGATTCCAGGCTATGACCAGTTGATTCAGCAGGCTGGCAAGAACATTGGGTCGGCCTTGCGAGGCGAAATCTCACCAGAGGTTTCTGCTCAGGTTCAACGCTCTGCCGCTGGACGAGCTTTGTCTGGAGGATTTGGCGGCGCATCTGGATTCGGTCGTGCGCTAACCGCTCGCGACTTGGGGTTGACTGGGATGCAGCTTCAGAATCAGGGTCTGGCTCAAGCTCAGAGTTTCATTCAGCAGCAGCGGTCTGTTGGAATGGTTCAGCCATTCTCGGTGAGTAGCATGTTTATCACTCCGTCTCAGCGGATTGGATTTATGCAGCAACAGCAACAGCTTCAGTATGGACGCGATTTGCAAGCCGCTCAGGCCGCTGCTTCCGCTTCTCCGATGCAGCAAGCGTTGCAGAGTGCTGTCACTGGATTTGGTGGTCAGGTTGGCGGTGCGCTGTCGCAATATGGAATTTCGAGTGCGTTGATGTCTCAACTGCCAGGAGGATATCGACCGCCATCGTCTTACAATCCCCAGAACGATCCTGAGCTTTATTCTTTCCCGAGAACAAATACCTCTGAAATAGGGCCGCAATCTACCAGCCTATTCCCTGAATACAGCTCGTCCAATTTCGGACTCTAAATCTTATGGCCGACCAATCTCTTCAAGCGTTTCAGCTAGGCGCATCGCTGTTCGACCGCGCGCAGACGCAGCAGCGGATGATGGAGCAGTTGCAGATGCAGACGGCTGAATCGTTGCTCCAGCAGCAGGGCATGGCGCTTCAGAACAAGATTCGAGACATGACTCTTGCTGATGCGATTGGCGAACAAAAAGCTCAGGTTGATGAGTTCAACGCATTTTCAGAACTCAGCAAGCAGGTCGGAGACTATCTCGACAACCCTAGCGCAAAAGCGAAGTTTCCAGTCATCCCCGCCTTTAAGTCTAAACAATACCGACTTGAGGCGGACAAGATGCTCAACAATCTGGAGAAGTATTCTGCTCGCGCTGAACTCCTGAAAGCCAGAGACAGGGCAGAAGCTACCTCCAACACACTGAGGGCATCGACGATAAACAAGGCAATCGATGCCGGAGCGTGGATAGGATTCAATCAAGACGGAAGTCCTAACATCGACGTTCAGAAAATGAACGCCTATTATGAAAAAATAGGCTCCTCAAAGATTGGACAATCAGAAGCTAAGACTGCCTCTCTTCTTGGCAACCTTGATATTTCAAGAGATAAATTGAGAATTGCTGCGTCCAATCTTGATAGGCTAACGAGGGAAGGTGCATCTAAGATCGACATCGACAAAGCAAGGCTTGAGTTTGATCAAGCTCTTAAAACAGAGGAAGCGTTGCTTAAGGAAAAGAGGTATCAGCTTGATGTTGAAACCAAGGGTAGACAGCTTGATATCAATCAGCAAAAGGCCGACACCGCAAAAACCAAAGCAGAGTCTGGAGGCAAACTACCCGCTCCGACTAAGCTCGATCTGGACGAACTTGAGTTTTCCGAGGCTGTTCTTAACGGTATTAAGCCGCTTGAGCCTTATCTCAGCCAGGACATTTTCGGTCCAGCATTCAACATCAAGGTGAAAGCCGGTGAAGTGTTTGGCGGTTCACTGCCCGAGAAAACCGTAAATCAGTTTTACGAAAATATGCGAACTGGCGCGTTGTTCAAACGCGGCGGTAAAGCGTTGACCAAAACTGAAGTTGATCGAGTTACGTCTTCAATCGGAAAGCCGACAGACGTTGGTTTCTCTGACCGTATCGATACGTTCAAAGAAATCACCGCTCGCTCAATCAAAGACCGTGTTGAGAAGCTGAGGATGCAGGGAATCACTTCCAACCCGCAATACGGAGCTTACGTCAACGAACTTGAACGTAGGGCGGATGAGATTTTAGGTGTTGAGACGGCCCCTCAACAACAGTCTGAAATTCGGTCGTTTAACTCAATCCAAGAAGCTCAGTCGGCAAATCTTCCAGTTGGAACCAGAATCTCAGTCGGTGGAAGACCCGCAACCATCAAGTAAACACGAACATGGCTGAAATTGTTTTTGACGACGAGGTTCAGGCAACTCAGCAGCAACCTGTCGCATTGTCTACGCCGCAAACTCCTCCGATGCGGAAACCTGAAGTTGTTTTTGAAGACGCAGGTTCACCGGCAGCACTAAATCAAGCTGTTCAGCAGTCCGCAAAAGTCGGCCAGCAACGATTTCAGTCTCAAGATCCGATTGTTCAGCAGGCTGATTTTTACCTTGGTCCTGACAGTGCGCGTAAGTTTCAGAAGTTTGTTTCTGGCAATTACGAGCCGCTGCCTGACGAGGATTTCACGGACAAAGAAAGACAGTTCTTGGCCGACTTTGAGGGCAAGAGGGCAAGAA